TTATTTCTTAAGGAACCAGCTGACGTTATTGCGCAGTTAGAGGGACGCTTTAAGGAGGCGATAGCCAGAATGAAAAACACATCAGAAGGTCGTGGAACACGCGACGAATACAGGTATGATTCAGCTCGCTCTAGCGTGAGCTAGTGAGTAGAATAGAATCTCTAGAAGGTAAAAGTATTGCTTTAGTCGGACTTGGCATATCTCAAGTTGATTTTGCAATCGGTTTACAAAATGGCAGAACTTGGGACGAGATATGGTGTATTAACTCAGCAGCATCTACTTACCCAGCAGATCGTATATTTATGTTAGACCCAGCAAGTAGATTTTTTGATAGTAACGATGCTGGCAAACAAACATCTGTTATGTGTAGGGTTTTGGAACAAACTCAGACACCTGTTTACACATGCGAATTGGATCCTAGAATAAACAATCCAGTTCTTTATCCAATAGAAGAAGTATGTAATGCAACAAAATGTGCGTACTTAAACAACACGGTTGCTTATGCAATAGCTTTTGCTTTATTTAATAAAGTCGGCAGACTAGATCTTTTTGGTATAGATTTTTCATACAAAGAAAACATGCACTTTGCTGAGGCAGGTAGAGCATGCGTTGAGTTTTGGATCAGCAAATGTATGAGTGAAGATATATTAATTGGTATTAGTGGTAGATCTACGGTTTTAGATAGCAACGTTCCTGCCACCGAAAAACTATACGGTTTTCATAGATTAGATAAACCTTTAGTGGCCGTGCCACATGAAGGCAGGTTTATTATTGGTCCATATCAAGAAATAAATAAACAACTTGAACAATATGGCTTAAAAATAGATGAGGATGTAGTTCCACCAGAACCATACAAAGGATGAGTGTTGAAAGCGATTTTACTCTAGGTAAGGTAGGTGTTACTACTACAGAAGGCAAGGGACATGACGCAGAGTTTTGGGCAGCTCAAGCTACTAAGAAAATATGTGACATTTCAGACAATGCACCAGAGCATATTAAACAGCAGGCTTTGGCTTTTCAAAACCAAGTTTATACTGTAATCTTATATACTATAAAAAATGCAATTAAGTCACAGAACACGACTTATGCAAATTTATTAGAAAAACAAGGCCACAGCGACATGGCTAAAATATTGAAGGAGCTATAATGGCAATAACATCGGCAATTTGTACGAGTTTTAAACAAGAGTTACTCGTAGGCACTCATAATTTTACAGCTACTAGCGGCAACAGTTTTAAGTTAGCTTTATATACAAGTTCAGCAACTTTAGGTGCTGGCACTACTGCTTTTACTACAACTGGGCAAGCATCTGGCACAAACTACACATCAGGTGGATCAGCGTTGACTAACGTTACACCTACTACATCTGGCACAACTGCTTTTTGCGATTTTGCAGATTTAACGTTTAGTAATGCTACAGTAACGGCTAGAGGTTGTTTAATTTATAACGATACAAACTCTGATAAAGCAGTTTGCGCTATTGATTTTGGTGGTGATAAGACTTCTACAGCAGGCGATTTTACAATCGTTTTTCCTAGTGCTACAGCGACAGGCGCAATAATTAGGTTAGCATAGATGTCGCACCATGCCGCTATCAAAGTTAAATTTTAAGCCTGGGATAAATAAAGAAGAAACCGATTACTCTAACCAAGGTGGCTGGGTAGACGGCGACAAGATTAGGTTTCGTAAAGGTAAAGTAGAAAAAATAGGTGGTTGGGAAAAAATATCATCTGGCACTATTGACGGTTCAGCAAGAGCCTTACACTCTTGGATTTCTTTGGGCGGTCGTAAATACTTAGGAATAGGCACAACTAATAAATATTACATAGAAGAAGGCGGCAACTACAACGATATAACACCTGTCCGAAAAACAAGCACAAATACCATTACATTTGCAAAAAAAGAAAATGGATCACCAATAATTACAGTAACAGACAGTAGTCATGGCGCTGTAAACGGTGACTTTGTTACTTTTTCTGGCGCAGTAAGTTTGGGCGGTAATATTACTGCGGCTGTGCTAAACCAAGAATATCAAATAAGCGTGGTCACAGGCACTAACACTTATGAAATAAGTGCAAAAGATACAAGCGGTGCAACTGTAAATGCAAATTCAAGCGATTCTGGTAATGGTGGCTCTGGAACAGATGGAGTATATCTTCTTAACTCTGGATTAGATGTTTTCGTACAATCGACTGGTTGGGGTGTTGGAACTTGGGGTGCAGGTTCTTGGGGATCATCAACAGCTTTATCTGAGACAAACCAACTGCGTTTATGGACACATGACAATTACGGTGAGGACTTAATTATTAGCCCTAGAGCTGGTGGAATATTTAGATGGGTAGAAAACAACGGATTATCGACAAGAGCAGTAGATTTAGCTACTACAAGCGGTGCAAACTTAGTGCCAACCAAGGCATTGCAAGTGATAACGTCCGAGACTGATAGGCATTTAATAGTGTTGGGAGCTGATCCTATAAGCGGTAGTTCAAGGACAGGCACACTTGATCCTATGCTAATTGCATTTAGCGATCAAGAAAATCCTTTAGAGTTTGAGCCACTATCTACAAACACAGCAGGATCTTTAAGATTATCGTCTGGCTCATCAATCATAGGTGGCTTAAAAGCTAGGCAAGAGGTATTAATATGGACTGACACTTCTTTGTACTCCATGAACTTTATAGGACCACCACTTACTTTTGCTATAAATTTAATTAATGAGGGCGCTGGTCTTATTGGACCTAAAGCAGCTGCAAACTCTCCAAAAGGAGTGTTTTACATGTCTAAAAAAGGTTTTTATTTTTACAATGGTGCAGTACAAAAATTACCATGTAGCGTGCAAGACTATGTATTTTCAGATTTAGACGAAGGTCAGGCTTTTAAGTGTTTTGCTGGTTTGAATGAGGAGTTTTCAGAGGTGTGGTTTTTTTACCCTTCTTTGACTGATAACGAAACAGAAATATCTAGATATGTAATTTATAACTATGAAGAGAACTCTTGGAGTATCGGCACTCTTGAGAGATATAGCTGGCTCTCTGCAGGTGTGTTTGACAAGCCTTTTGCAGGTGGAGAAGAGAGCACAACCAAGCGAATATATGAACATGAAGTAGGTTTTAACGATGATGAAAGCGCCATGGATGGTGTATTCGTAGAGTCTGCTGATATAGATATTGCAGATGGTGATAGTTTTGTTTTCTTAAAAAAAATATTGCCAGATATATTATTTGTAAATCAAATAGGCACAAGCCAAGACCCTGCTGTCAATGTTGTAGTAAAACGCCGTGATTTTAACAATTTAACGCTTGCAACTGATTCAACCACACAAATAACTTCAAGCTCTACTTTTGGTTCTTTACGAACAAGAGCCAGGCAATTTGTTCTTAGGTTTGAATCAGATGATGATAATACTAATGCTGACAGAAAAAATTATAAATGGAGACTTGGTAGCACACGCGTAGAAGTACAACCGTCTGGACGTAAATAATGAGCAAATTATTACCGACCCAATTGCCATTAGCAGATGGTGATACGGTTTCTGCTGACACATTTAACAGACTCATAAGAATATTAGAAATAAACTTAGGATCGGTTGATCCAGATAGCATAAAATCGTTTAACTCCACAGACATTAGCGAGTTGCAATTTGCTACAGGTGCTATTATATTTAACTCAACGACAGAGGTTCACCAAGCCTTTGATGGCACACAGTTTAGAAACCTGTATGAACATCAAACTTATCCAACTGGTGTCTCTGCAACAATAAGTATAGGAGCTGTAACAGTAAGTACACCATGATAAGCGAACAACTACAAAACAGAATAGCAGGTTTGACTGGCAACAGTATGGCAGGTATGTCACAAATGGGTAAGGGTGCTATATCTAATAAAGATATTGATATGGCTATGCGTACTTTAGGATTACCAGATGATGCTCCAATTTCTACACAAAAAAAATTACAACAATTAGCAACAGCTAATGCTATGGCAATAGCACAAACAGGCAAAGGCGCTATATCTAATAAGGAATTAGAAAAATACATACAAACCATGCCAAATCTTTTTCCTCAAACTCAAGTTGATCCACGCGATTTAATTAAAAATTTACCTGCTCCAGCGGTGCCGCTTGTTGAGGATCCTCGCGACCTAATAAAAACATTGCCTTCTATACCTGGTTCAATGTCCGATTTAGAAATGCAGTTGTTACAAGGCGCGGAAAATATGTCACCAGAGGACAAAGAAACTTTAGAATCAATGTTACAAAGGGCAGAACAAGTATCAACAGCTCCATTAGGACAAATTGCTCAAGAGTTAGCGATGCAAGGCGAAGGCGATGACACACAGCTTGCACATTTGCGACCAGGTGAAGTGGTATTACCACCAGAGTTTTTTGAGGACGAACAGTTTGAAAACGCTGTAGAAAGTAAATTTAAAGAACTTGGTATAAATCCAGAAGAGGCTATTGTAGGCACAGGTATAGCTAGCCTAAATCCAGTTACAGGATTAGAACAATTTGGTTTCTTTAAAAAGATAGGTAAAGCACTTAAAAAAGTAGCTAAGAAAATTGCACCTGTTGCAGGTCCATTAGCAAACTTTATCCCTGGTGTTGGACCAGTACTAGCTGGTGCTATTGGCGCTGCGACAAATGTTGCTGCTGGTAAAGGACTAAAAGGAGCCATTACAGGAGGTTTATCTGGTTTTGGAACAGGTAAATTATTTAGTGGTGTTGGTAGTCTTGGTAGTGTTGGTGGCAAACTTGTAGGAAAAGGTGGATTTAGTCAACTTGGCACACTAGACAAATTTAGAGCTTTGGGTAGTGGGTTGCGTTCTGGTAATTTAGCAAGCACATTCTTTAATCCAGCAACAGGTGATAAAGGTATTTTCGGTGGACAGTTTGGTCCAAACTTAAGACGTGGGATTGGTAGCTTTACTGGTTTGGGTCAACAAACTACAAACGATGTTATAGGCACTTTAGATGGTCAACCAATTACCAAAGCTGATTATGCAAACTTAACTACAGAACAGATCATGCAAATACAACCATTTACTCCCTCAACACAACAAGGTGGTGGTAATTTAATTAGTAGGATTTTTGGTGGAGGCCAACAACAAGTCGGTGGAGGTCTGTTGGGCGGCGGAGGTTTGTTGGGCAGTGGTCTCGGTGACGCCCTAAAATTAGGTGGCATTGGTGCCTTAGCAGCTGGTTTGGGTAAGTTAGCTTACGAAGATGCACAAAAACAAAAAGGGGTTCCTCTAACACCACTTACAACCATGAGTCCTACAGGCAGATACAACATTGAGGCTGAGATAGCTAGAAGAATGGGACAGGCAGAGCCTAATCCTGTAGAGTTTGGTTTATTACCCGCAGGCACAATACCAGAGTTATCTGGTGGTAAGCCTCAAGGCATGATGTATGGTGGTGGGGTTATGGCTTATGCACAAGGCGGAGCAGTACAAATGCAGGAGGGTGGCGAAATGGATCCGAGCATGTTTCCTAGAATGGACGGTGATATAAATGGACCAGGCACAGAAACCAGCGATGATATACCTGCTATGTTGAGTGATGGTGAATTTGTTATGACAGGAAGAGCTGTAAGAGGGGCTGGTTCATACGAAATGCAAGCTGACCCAAATGGTATTATAAGTCTTACACCAACCTTAGAAGAGGACAGAGAGCGAGGCATGGACCTTATGTATAAAATGATGGACACCTTTGCGGGTAAGGCTAAGGCGTCATAATGTCATTATTAAGAAGAGCCATAGAGCAAATAAAGCCTATTAAGAGGCCTCCGATGCCATTACCAATAAGACGACCAGGCAGGCCAAGACCCTTGCCGTTACGACCACGACCAAGGCCAATGCCTTTACCCATGGTGCCACCACCAGGTTTACCAATTAGAACAGGAGGTTTAGGAGAGCTAGCTCCTATACGATTTGGCGTATCACCAACTCAAGACTCAGGTAGAGGAGGATTAAAAGGAGTATTTGATAATTTACAAAAATTTATTGCACAAAATCCAGACAAAGTAAGACAAGGCGGAGGTTTTTTAGGTAAAAAGGTGAAAAGATTTGACGAAATACCTTTAGAAGATAGAGGTTTTGGCCCAGGTATAAGGCGTTCAGAAGATTTCTTTAGACCAGAAGGATTAACGAATGACGTAGGTGGCAAAGTAGAAAGTAATAGAGCACCTATTACTGACCCAAATGAATTTACAGCAGGCACTTTAGGCGGTTCAGGTTATGGCAGATTTCCATTAGGAACTGGTGGACCAGAGTATCTTTATGATGATGCAGGCAATCCTATTATGGATCCTAGTGGTTCAACTTTTCCAAACCCTATTATTGAACCTACCCCTACCATGCCATCTGTAGAACCTACACAAACCACAAACATGCAGCCAATAAACGTTTCTAATCAAGACCCTTTTGCTGCTAGCGTTACTCAAGTTGCATCTGGCTTAGATCCTTTAACAGAACAATTATTGTTTGGTTTAGGTGGTAAAGGTGGATTTATACCTGGAGCCATGAGAGCTGCTGAAAAAGTGTTTTTTGACGAGCAAGGCAATCCTATAGTTATAGACGAACAAGTTGCAGGTTTTAGTCCAGATCAGCTACAGGCCATGCAAATGCAAAGACAAGCATTAGGAATACAAAACCCGTTCTTGATGGGCGCAGGTGAGGCTTTTGGAGCTGGTACGCAAGCACTTGAAGAAGGACTACAAAGAGGTAGGACTGCTGCAATAGGTGCCTTAGAGGCTACCAGAGGCGGTGTTGGATCATTACAAACTGGTTTAGGTGAGTCAGCTGATATATTAAGAGGCACTTTAGGTGGCTACGATCCAAGCATGACACAGCAGTTTTACGATCCGTTTGAAGATAGAGTGGTGCAACAAACCATTGAAGATATTATGGAACAAGGCGCAAAGTCAGATATAGGCGCCAGAGCAAGTGACATAGCAAGAGGCGGTGAGTCAGCTTTTGGCTCTAGAGCGCGTTTAGGAGCCTCTGAGCGTCAAGAGGCGCTTGGTAGAGGTTTAGCTGAGGCTTTAAGTGGTATTCGCTCAAGAGGGTTCCAACAAGCTCAACAAACTGGTTTGGGTGAGTTTGCAAGACAAAAGGCCGCAGAGAGAGCTGCAAGCTCTGGTTTAGCTAGTTTAGCTGGTCAAGGCTTTGGTGGTTCACAAGCTCTTGCAGGCGCTCTGAGTGGCTTAGGACAAACAGAACAAGACATAGGACAACAAAGATACAGTGGACAATTTGGCCTTGGAACAAGTTTACAAGGTCTTGGAGCGCAAGCAGCAGGCGCATCCGCATCTGACATAGCTGCACTTTATGGCATGGGATCACAACAACAACAACAAACCCAGCAAATGTTAGATGCACAACGTAGAAACCTACAACAAAGACAAATGACACCGTTGCTACAATATCAAGCATTACAACCATTTGTGGGCATGGCGCCAGCTGGACAGTTCCAGACAACCACACAATTTGCACCACCACCTAGTCCTATGCAAGCAGGTCTTGGTGTTGGTTTGTCAGCATTTGGAGCCTTGGGTCAGCTATACGGCGGAGGTAAATAGTGGCTATTACAAGAGCTCAGATACCAGAACAAGTAGATATTTTTGAAGAGGGTGGAGCGGCTGAGACCGATCAATATACAGATTTATATGATAGATTGTCACAAACAGACTTTAATGTAGATTACGACAAGTACATGCAAAGATTGTCACAGTTTGCACCAAATCAACCCAAAATGAGTATATTTGAAGTAGCTAGTCAACTAGGCAGAGGCTTATTGTCAACACCCAATACAGGAGTTGGTTCTACATATCAAGGTTTGGGCGTTGGTTTTGATAACATATCCCAACAAATAAAGGCAGAAGAAGAAATGTATGAAAAACAAAATCGTGAAATAGCTATGATGGCAACACAAATGGCTATGCAGGACGAACAAAAAGCAAATGAATTTTTAAATCAAATAGCTTTAAAAAGAATTGATGCAGCTAACAAAGATGTTGATTACAAGGTTTTAGAATACGATGAGTTAATAGATGGCAAAACAGTTACCACTAGAGTACGTTTGCCACAAACAGTACAAGGTAATAAGGAAATAAATAATATTTATGAAACAAAACAAAACGTCAAAGAAATTAAACCCGCAACGACTGCAATAAATTTAGGTGGTGACAATAAAAGAGACGAAGAGGCTCTTAAAAACATATATAAAAATAGAGCAATTTACAGTGAAAAAGCACGAGCATCTAATGCGACCTTAGACCAAGTAGATGAGGCGAGATTTTTGGCAACCGAGGTTGGCCCAGAGAATTTTGGACCCTTGGCAAGAGGCACTTTAAAAGCAAGAGAGTTTGTAGCTGGTATAGGTTTTGGAGATTTATTAGAAGATCCAACAAAAATTGCTCCACAAAAGGCATTAAATCAGCTGTCTATGAGCTTTACTATGGGTATCGTCTCGCAAACAAAAGGTGCTATTTCTAACAGAGAAATGCAGTTGTTTATTGACGCATCTCCTACTCTTGGTTCCACTTATGATGGTTACATGAAACAACTAGAGTTATTAGAAAGATTGGCTAGCAGAGATAGTGATTTTTATAAAGCATATTTGCAAAAACAAAAAGACTTAAATAAAACTGACATGTCTTTATACGATCAAGACATCGAATTAGAGGCATTTTCTGCATCATGGAAAAGAGAAAATCCTTTGTTTACTGAAACAGAGAGAAAAAGTCTTGAAGATATGGTGGCGGGTGGTGATGGTGGATTTGAAGGAGCTGGCGTTGACCCAACCTTTGATCCTAAACTTTTTCAAGATAAAATAAATGATAGAAAAATACAGCAAGCCTCAAAAAGAGTTAGTGGTATTGAGGGTGTGCCAGATGGTTCAACAGTCATTGCACAGGTAGGAACAACAACATATTATCTAAAACCAGGCGGTAATGTAAATAATAAAGATGACATAATTAAGGTTGAATGATATGTCTGAAATATCACAAGAAGAATTTGAAGAGCTACAACAAATAGTTCAAAAAAAAGAACTACAAAAAACCACAGAAGGAATCATACAAAATGATCCAGAGGCATCTGGTCGATTTGATGCGTTTCTTGCTGGTATGACAAACAACGAGGATTACAAAATTAGATGGTTAGCCGAAAAAAGATTTCCAGGCTTAGTAGAACAAGGCATAGATCCAATGCAGTTTTATTTTATAGATGGAGACGGTGACTTATCTTTTGCTGACCCAAACGATAATTTTAAAAATAAAAAAGAATTTAAAGAAGGCTTATTTACAGATGTTGATTACTTAGACAACATAGGCCCAACAGGACAGTTCCTAGCAGAGGTCATACCTGGAGTTATAGGTATGGGAACTGGTTTTGCAGTTGGTGGTATACCTGGTGCTGTTTTAGGAGGATATGGTGGCACTGCTGCTGGTGGAGCTTTAGCTTATAGCTCAAGAGCTGGCATATCTAATTTTTTTGGTGGCCCACCACTTTCTGTAGAAAAAGCTGGTAGAGATTTAGCTTATGCGTCTTTGTTTGGTGGCATACCCATAGGTGTGCCAAGTAAGGCTCTTCCTAAAGCATTTCAAGGTATTTACGAGAAGTTTCCAGGTATTGAAGGCCGTGAGGCTTTGCAAGATGTAATCTTAAATGGTGGTAAAACAGTAGATGATAAAATTGCATATTTGAATGAAAAATATCCAGACATAACCATAACAAGAGCTGAGGCTGATCCTTTGGTCGGTAACAAAGGAGCTCAGTTACAGGCTTGGTTATTAAAACAACCAGAAAATCAAAAATTAGTAAATTTTTATAACGATAGAAACGAAAGGGTCCGTAATATAGCAGAAAACTTTTTTGATGAAATTTTATCGGGCAAGTATGTTGACGATGCTGTAAAAAATAAACTTACAGGCAAAGCAGCCATAGATGCAGAGGTTGATGTAGCAAGAGCCTTAGATGATTTTTTAGCTAACGAAAAGGCAACACTACAAAAAAGAGTTGGCCCTATATATAAAGAGGCTTACGATTTGGATGTTGTAGTAGATATTTCTGATGTTTTAGATGATGTTGTTAAAGTTATAAATGATCCTAATGTTTCAACTGCTAAAAAAAATGCCTATAAAAAAATACAAAAAGCTCTTACAGATGCAAATACAGATGCAGCTCGCAACACCACTGAGTTAATACATCAAGGACTAAAAGATGATTTCAATAGGGTTTTTGCTAGCTTGTCTACAGGCAATAATGCAGACGCTATATTAAAAAGAGAAATCACACAGATTAGAAATAGAGTACAAAATCAACTTAGGGAAGTAAACCCTAGTTATAAACAAGCTACTGATATTTATAATGAGGCCACGGGAACAGCACAACAATTAGAAAAAAGTATTGCAGGTCAGTTTGCAAAGGTTGTAGATTTGGGGGGTCAGAGGGCGGCATCGCTATCTAAAAAGTTGTTTAGTGGCAACATACCACCAAAAGAAGTTGCAGAACTTAAAAGAATTTTACAAGAAACGCCAGAGGGTGCTACTGCTTGGCAAAATTTAAAAGGCACTTGGTTGTCGACACAATGGGAAGATGTCATTGTCAGTCAAACCAACCCTCTCGCTGAACCAAACGCTTATTTAAGAGCTTTGGGTATTAAATCACCAAGCAAGGCTTTTCCCACTCAAAAACTTAAATATGATCCTATGGGCAACCCCCTACCACCGACGGCAGACGAAATGGTTAAGTTAGCAGATGATGTCGCAGAGGCTAGCGCTAGGGGTAAAAAGGCAAGAATGTGGGAGGCGATATTAGAGCCAGATGAGTTAGATGCTTTTATGGATTTAACAGATATGTTGCAAGCTGTAGGCAAATTACAAACGGCAGCTGGTTCTGACACGTTTGCTAATCTTGCAATCGATGAAGTTATAACTGCTGGCTCTAAACAGGTTATCGGTAGTGGTGCTCCAGGGTCAGCTATTATAGCTAAAACCGCAGGAGTTGTTGATGCAGTAAGCGCTATACCTTCTAGGTTATTATTCAGAGGAACAGACTTAGCAGGTAAAGCAAATGCAGCACAAAAAGATGCTTATATCGATTTGCTCATTGCACACATAGTTGATCCAGATAAACGTATTATTATGCAAAAGGGTCTACAAGAATTCAAACCAGGTGTTTATTTAGCGACGCAAACTTTTGCAAGAGGTGGTGTTGAGGGTATTACCAATCTTGCAGATACTATAAGAAAACAAAATGAGGCGATTCAACAAGAGGTGCAAGCTCCAACAAGTGGTCCGTTGCAACAACCAGAACAAGTTGTCGTTGATCCAAACTTGCAAACATCTATAGAACAATTTAGCCTACCACAAATAAATCAGCCTGCATTTGATTTGCCAGAGTCAGATCTTGCTGCACCAGAAATGTTGTCGCCAACAATATTGCCAAATGAAAAAGATCGTGAGATTGCAATGCGACAGATGGGTGGTCTTGGTTCTTTAGTCTAGCGATTCGCTAGCTTTTATTACTGCACCTTCAACTTCGTAATCTAGGTCTAGGCCGTGTATATCAACGCCGTCGACATCGATAATTACATTTCTGCTAATTAACCTAAGTAAGGCTGCTTGTTGGTGTAATGTGGTTCTGCTGAACACATCTACTATTTCTTGGGCCTCCATGACAGGCCTATAAGATTGAGGCACGGGTTTGTCGCTAGCCATGATGTTATTAAGCCACTTCTTCATTTGCATGTATCGTAGCTAATCGCTTGTGTTCTTTTTGTATTAATACCTTGAGCTGATCGATTTTAGACCTATGCTCCATACTACAAATCTCACACAATAGATCATAGGTGCTAGGATCTACTGCTAAACTTTTTCTTATTTCTTTGCCTTCACTCATAATAGTTATTTGTACCACATATTGTTAT